CGTACGGCAAGCCTCTGCACATCACCAGCGGCTATCGCTGCCCACAGCACCCTGTAGAGGCCGCCAAGGTGCATCCTGGGATGCACAGCACCGGTTTGGCGGCGGACATCGGCATCAGCGGCTCAGAGGCCGTGGCGCTGTTGCGCCTAGCGCTGGATGCCGGGTTCCGTGGGGTCGGTGTCCAGCAGAAGGGGAGCGGGCGGTTCCTGCACGTCGATCTGCGGGAGACGCCGACGATTTGGAGTTATTGAGGCGCGGCAAGTTGCGCCAATCGCATCTCCGCGACCATGCGCAGCAGTTCCACGCGGTTCAGCACTGGATCGCTGATGCCTCCGGGGTAGCCGAGGGCGGCGGATAGCTCTGGGTCTTGCTGTGGCGTTGCCTGTTGCTCCAGATAGCACAGCTTGCACGCCTCATCAGAGCCGTGCGGGCATTCGGGTGCGGCGCGCATCCGCTCCAGTTCTCGCCTCCAGTGCCGCTTGCGCTCCTCCAGCCACGCTAGGGCTTCTTCCTCGCGCTTGAGGGCGGCGCGCAGATCGTCGGCCGCATCTGCCACGATGTCGAACTCTGCGCGGTGCGGTGCGTACGGCATGGCGGCAGCAATGGCATCCAGTAGGCGCTGTGCGGCTTGGCTGAGTGTTATTTGCATGGTGCGATCCAGTGGTAGACGTGAAACCTGCCAAGCTTTTCGCAGCGCAGCAATCCTTCCTCCGTCATCAGTCTCAGCCACCAGTAAAGCGCCGTGCGGTCCATGCCGGTGAGTTCAACCAACTCGGCTATCGTACGCGGTGCGCGCACCAGCAGGCCAATCATGTCGACGATCTTGGATTGCTTGGATCCGGTTCGTTTGGCCACTTGGTATCCTCATTTCACACGGCACGCCCGGGATCTCCCACGGGCCAGTCCACGTCTGCCGCTCATGCGGCGGGTCTGTGCGGCGGCGGCAGGTTGCGCACTCTGGCAAGTCAGTGCCGAGGCATCTGGCTACGTCTGCGGGGAGGGTCATAACTGCACTCCTCGGGCGCGGATGGCGGCGGCGCAGCGGCGTGCCTCCATGTCCTCACGGGTTAGGTCGCCCACAAAACGGGCCTCGCACACCTGCGCACACGCCTCGCGTTCGTGGGCAACCCCGGCCTTGTAGCCGTTCTCGTAGGCCTGCGCCGTGGCGCGGGGTAGGGTCAGGGCGTCGTCAAGGGTTTGCGGCTCCTCCTGCTGCGCTAGGGCGGCGCGGAGGGCGGCAATGGCGACGGTGGAGCGGTCTGTGGGCCACGTCTGGTCGATGTGGTACTGAAATGCCCACAGCGCCGCTTTAGCGGCGGTTCGTAGGTCGGTCATTTCTTCCCCATCGCCGCGTCGATAGCGGCATCAGCGTCTTCGCCGGTGAGGAGCGTCAACTCCCCGTTCTCGTCGTCGCAGTCGATCCACACCCCTGCGGCAGGGCCGATGACAGGTAGGATTTCCTGCGGGTTGCGGTTGCGCAGGTAGCGGTAGCGCTCGGCATCGGCGTGCAACCGGCGCAGTTCGGCGGCGGATTCCTGTATCAAGTCGGGATCTGCCCCTGTTTCTGGAACTGCATCCAACTCAAGTGCCAGCCGCAGTGCTTTAGCCTGCGTGCTCATCCCACCACCCCCACCACAATCGCAACCACGGTGACGACGCCCGCCACCCAGCACAGCACCTCAAACGCGATGTCGCGCTTCGGGTGCGGCGAATCCTCCAGCGTGCAAGCCTCGCGGTACGGGCAAGACCGGCCCTGCATACACAGGCCGTCGCAGCATTGTCTGTCGGTCATCTGATCCTCCTGTTCTCAATCCCAACGAGGAACGTTCCCGCCTGCGGGCAGACGTAGAACTGCAACAGTCCAGACGGCCCCGCCTCCCGCGATCCATCTGCCGCAAGCTGCTTGCTCGGCCCGCTGTGTTCTATCGCGTGCTCTGCGCCGCAGTGTGGGCACGTCAGCATGCTGGACAACGGTTCGCCGAGATTTTCGGGGCCGACAGCGATAAACGGGGCGCTCACTTGATCCTCCTTGCCGGCACTGCCAGCAGCCACTTGTCGCCCAGCAGGCGGATCGATCGGATCCACTGCCGGGTGTTGTGCCGATCCGTCCGGCGGTCGCCGGATGCCCACAGGGCGCGCGCGCGGCGCAGCATTCTGGTGTTCATCGCTCGGCCTCCGCTTCGTAAGCCAGAACGTCAGCGAGCCTGTAGCGGATCTGCCCGCCGATCTTCAGCCACACCGGGCCTTTGCCTGCGTTCCTCCAGCCTTCCAGCGTGCGAACGGCGACTACCCATCGCTCGGCGAGCTCCTCCGCTGTCAGCAGTTTTTCCTCCGTCATACCGCACCCTCCTCTGCATCAACGATCTCCGCGTCCACAGGCGGGGCCTGCTCGGCGCGGATCTCGGCGTCCACAGGCGGGGCCTTCTCGGCGCGGATCTCGTCGGCGCGGCGCTGCACTGCGGCTACCACGCGGTCGCGGTCCTTGCCCTTGGGCACACGGCGCATGTCGGGGCGCAGCAGTTCGAGGAACTCCAGCGTGGCGGCAGATTGGATGGTTTTCACCAGTTTGTCCACGTCCACCGTGGCGGGTGGCGGGACTTCCTCAACCAGCGGCGGCGGTGCTGGCTGCGTGCGGACGGGTTCCATATCTGCGGCCTCCTCGGGCGTGTAGGTGCCCACAGTGACGCCGGGGTAAATGGTGCGGATGCCTTCCGAAATGCACCTAGCGCGCAGCATCTGGCGCGGGTAGGACTTCCACGTCGGGTTGCGGGTCAGGCCTGCGTCCTGCGCCATCTTGGTCGTCCATTCGATGCGAACGCTGCCACCCTGCGGGTGCGCGAACGTACCGACCACGCGCGTGTCGGTGTACTCGCCCCACTCAACCTTGCCGCCTGCGGCCTGGAACCGCGCCAGCATGGCATCAGCGCGCAGCGTGGGCCGGTTGTTGATGACGTGATAGTCCCTGGCGGCGATCGCCGGGTGCAGGCCCTCGGCCTGGGCGATCAGCATCAGGGCCATCGCCTGGTCTGGGGTGCGGACGCCGAACAGGCCAGACTTGGCGACGGCAATTGCCATGCGCTCGACTTGGTCGACGGGGATCAATGCGGTGCTCATAGTGTGCTTTCCGGGGCGGCGAACCGCCCCTGTGGTGATCAGTCAGTCAGGCCAGCGGCTTCTGCCGGGACGGCCTCGGGCAGGCCCACGGTTTCCACCATGACACCCGATGCCATCAGCGAGATGATGTCGTCGTGCGTGGCCGGGGTGATGACGAACTGCGGCGTGACGTGGCGCAGCACGTCGGCGGCGGTGTAGGCCCGCACCAGACGCTCGTTGCCCTCCGCGTCCATCACGGTCCACGCCTTCATCACGCGCGTGTAGGTGCGCTTCTTTTCGCTCATTTTTTTCCTTCCGCAAGGCGCCGCAGCGCCTCGACTTTGCTGCCGACCTCTGACAGGAACGAAGTGATGCGGCTTTCGAGGTCGGCGACAAACGCCGCATCACGGGGAATGCGCTGGACGTACAACTGCAGCGGCTCGGGCATACGCGGGTCGTAGCTCACAAAATCGCACCACTGCCTGCCAGTGATCCACATCTGGCCCTGTACCTGCGGCATGTGATCCGCAGACATGCCAGACAGCAGGGTTTCAATGTGGACGCCCGTGTTGTACGGGCACTTGATCTCGATGAGCCCGTCCCAGTCCACCAAGCCGTCGGGGCTGCAGCCGGCATACAGGGTGTCGTGGGCGACGAAGCCCGTCTCCTCAACCTCGATGCCCGTGCGGGCCTCGTAGGCGGCTCTGGCAGCGGCTTCCTGCTCGGTGCCCCACTGCATGGCGGCGTTGGTGAACTTCTGGACGGGCTGGCCGGTCAGGCGCTCGACGACGAGTTCCGCCAGGTAGTCCTTCGCGGCCTGCGCTGGCTGGCCGTTTTTGAGCGTGGCCATTGCGTCCTTGAATCGGCTGGCGGTGGCCTTGCCGCAGCGGGCGGCGTACCAGTCGTCGGATCGCTGGTCTGCGGTTTCGAGGATCATGCTGCGGTCTCCTTCAGAACCAGAAGTGGTTGTCGTCAAAATCAGCGCGCTTGATCTCGTCCTCGTACTTTTCCCAAGCACGCGAGGTAATGTCGCCGTCCTTGGCCCGCAGATAGCGCACGCGCAATTCGTACACTGCGGGCACGATGCGGTCGATGTGACCGGCAAACACCAGGGCGATCAACTGATCAGCAGTGGCCTGCTGCAGTTCGGCCGGCACGGCCTGCAGGTCAAGGGGCGTCTCGTCAGTGGTCGCCTCATGAGCGAGCCAGTCAGTCACGAACAGCGGCGTCCGAGCGATCTCGTCCTTCGCGGCCTCCAGGTCGAGGTCCACGCCGTCGTGGTCGGTTCTGGGATCGTGCGGGTGACCCGTGTACGGGCCGTAGTCAGGGTCGTAGTACCAGTGGCTTGTCCTCATCGTCTGCTCCTGTGTTGTGTGGGGACGGGCGAATGTTGCCACGATAGACTACGCAAGTCAACGCAACTTCACTCAATGACCCACTGTTTCACGCGGGCTTTGCGTGCCTCGGCAAGCATGGCATGATTGCGCCCCCGACAACAACAGGAGTGGACAGTGAAACTGGGGCGAACGAACCAGCGGGTGCTGGAGGTCGTGCGGCGCGAGCAGCCGGCAACGCTTTCGATGCTGATGCAGCACTTGGGCGACATGCCCAAAAAGACGGTGCGCTCGTCGCTGCAAAACATGCGTTACGCGGGCTATGTGCGCGTCGAGAACAATGGGCGCATGTCGGTGTGGATGCCGACGGACATGGAGCCGCCGCAGGTGGCGGCGAAGGAAAAGCAGGAAAAGGGCCGGAAGCGGAACCTCAGCGAGTGGCTGAAGACCCGACTCGAAAACAACACCGTCGAGGGCGAGGGCGACTGCCTGATCTGGCGCGGCGTAGTGACGGAATCCGGCGCGCCTGTCGTGTACTACAAGGGCAAGCGTGCCTATCTGCGCAGGCTGATCTGGCGGGAAATGAACGACGCGGAGCCCCCCGCTAACATGGTGGCATCCAGCACCTGCGGGACGCGCGGCTGCTGCAACCCGGCGCACGTTGCGATGGTCACCAGATCGGTGACGCAAAACCAAGCAATCGCGGCCGGCAGGCGCCCGGGCGGCGAAGCCTGGAGCGCGAAGATGGCGCTCGTCAGGCAGTCTCGGTCGAAGATCACCTGGGAGATGGTGCGCCGCATCAGGGCCTGCAACAGCCTGATGGAAGCCGTGCGGATGAGCGGGCTGCCCAAGGGCAACGTGGCGCAGATTTGGACGCACCGGACCTGGCGCAACGATCCGCAGGACGTTTGGTCCAGCGTTTTTATGAGGTTGGCAGCATGACCGAAAGAGGCAGACGAACCCTGCGAGAGCAGATGCTCCGCAACCAGCAGACCGAGGCGCTGTACGCCGCACTCAGCGGCAAGCCCGCGCGGGAGTTGCCGATTCCGCCGGAACCCAAGAAGCGCCCGAGGCGCGAGCCTGCGCCAGACGAGCCGCGCCAGCCGTCAGAGGCCGAGATCCTGCGGGCGATCATTCAGATGCTGCACCGGCACCCGCGCGTGGCAATGTGCTGGCGCCAGAACTCCGGCACGTTCCAAGAGCGCAACCGCGACGGCAGCGTGCGCTATATCCGGGCGAACACCGCGCGCGGGATGTCAGACATCATGGGCACGCTGAAAGACGGTCGCACGCTGGCCATCGAGGTCAAGAGCCGCACCGGCAGGATGCGCCCGGGGCAGGAGGAGTTCCTCGCGTCGATCCGCGCTGCGGGTGGCGTGGCTGGGGTTTGCCGCAGTGTGGACGATGCCGTCAGGCTGCTGGGGGAGGCGTGATTCACTACCACGGCACGCCAATCACGCCTAATTGGGCGCTGGAATCGATGGCAGGCCAACACTTCTGCGTGAGCTTTGCGCGCCCCGACAACCTCAAAACCTGCCTGCGCATCGTGCAGTCTCTGATGCTGGACAACGGCGCGTTCTCTGCCAAGACCCGCGGCGCGGAGTTTGACTTGCATGGGTTCTATGAGTGGGTCGACCCGCTGCTGGCGCACCCGCACTGGGGCGTGGTGCCCGATGTGATCGACGGGTCGGTCGAGCAGCAACGCGAAATGGTCAAGACCTGGCCATTTCCTCGCGCACTTGGGATGCCGGTGTGGCACCTCGGACTGCCGATTGACTACCTGCTGGAACTGGTGGAT